GCACTAATTTTATAATGCGTATAAGATCACCATCACTTACATCAGGGAAGGCTTGTCTAAGATTATCGAATAGAGGATCATTGAATCCGTCTCTCTGGGGATCTGTCTCAGTAGGTGTTGGAGCAGTTCTCCGTTCAAGACGAGGACGAACTGTACCATCAGGTAAGGTTGAACCTGGAGGATAGTAGAATCCACCTACAATCCATTGCTCGTTTTCCTTCATCCACCTTACTCTGTCTTCATTGGTACGGAAGTCGATACCCCCTAATGGTATTCCACCTTCACCTATTCTATTTGGTCCAGCAGATATATCTACAGGATCTGGAGCTGGTGGAGCCTGTTGAGGATCAGGAGGATCAAAGTCTGGCTCTATTTCTCGTGGAGCTGGTGGGGCTTGTCTGGGTGGAGGTAGATCAACGTCCGGCTCTATCTCTCGGCCTCCAGGCCTTATTTCAGGTGGAGGAGGGTCAGGTTCAGGAGACTTAGGTACAAAGGGAATTGGGGATTCATCTACAGGAGGCTCTGGTTGCTGTGGAGAAGGTAGCGTAGGTGGAGGATTAAAGTTAGTAGAACCTAAATTCTGTGCGTCAAGAAGTTGCTGTCTACTTTGCCCTGCTTGAAAGGCAGCAAGGCCCTCGGCAGCTTCTGGAGATCTACCTAAATCTAAATGCTCTTGATATGTCTTTAAAAACCTACTATATTCAGGAGAAATGGCTGTAGTAGTCATTACACTATTCTCTCGTCTTGCAAGTTTCTCAATCTTGATCGAAATCCACTAAATTCATCCTCTCTTGGAGCAGGAAATAAACCTTCTACTTGTGCGGTGAACTGGTTTAGCCTTTCGGGGTTTTGGGTACTATTGTTCCTTGTGATGAGCTCGGCAAAGGACGGACTTTCACCAAAAGGACCGCCCTCACTTCTAAGGGAATCTCCGATCCCACCTTCTGTACCAATAAGAAAGTCCCGTAAGCCTGATCGTAGCCTTGATGATTGGAACGCGGGAGAACCGGAAGGAGGTTGTCCGTCGAGTCCCAATCTGTTCGCGTTAGGTGTCGAGAATGGCCTTTGTAGAGACGTATTTCGGTCGGCTTGTATCTTGGAAGTAACCTCAGTGATAATGAGATTTGCCATTTGTCCGGCTCTAGTAAGGGAGTCATCACCACCCTCTCTAGCTATACTCGCTACGAAAAACTGCAACTGTTGTAAGGCTTTTAAGGCAGCATCATGATCGAGTCTTCCTGCCTCAAATTCTGATAATATGCCTCTAGCAGCAGTTTCAATATTCTGTTGTAGGGCAGCAGCCCTCTCATCTGCTACTCCAGTTTCATCAGTTCTAAATAGTTTAGAGATCTCATCAAAAAGGTTGACCCCACCTCTGATCCCTCCAAGTATCCTACCTAGAGTTTCATTATCCCCAAGTCCTAGAGCCCTTAATAGTTCCTCTAAGGGATTTGGAGGATTTCCTAGCTGTCCTGCACCACCACCAGGATCAGTCTCTTGACCTGTACCATCAGGTCCACCTCCCCCAAGATCAGGTAGATCTCCAAAGTCTGGAATACCACCTTTATTAGGGAAGAATTCTCCATCATCACTTGGGAAGTTTAGAAGTATTCTAAGGAAATCATCTATAGTAAATCCCCCTCCTGAATCATCCTGAACGAAATCATCAAAATCAAACCCGGGGAGATTAAATGTCTCAGTAGGAAATCGGCGGTCTGGAGGAATAGTATCGAGGGCATCATCACCCCCAGGAAAAAACACATTATAAAAGTTGCCAAAATCACGATGTGACATAATAACCCCTATGGTGTGAGAACTTTGTCCTCACCTTGTATTTTGCGCCCTGCAACACTCTCTGTCAATCCTTCTATGAAGGCTTGGACTCTATATATCTCCATACCTGAGTCAATAGAGGCAGTAGTATCAACTGTTGATATCCTTAGAGTAAGGAACCTAGCCTTTTTATAGATAGGAACAGGGACTTCCTTGATAATTACAGTGGCTCCCACTCCTCTAACAAGGAACTCCTGAGATAAGTCCACAAATCTAGCCTGGAATAGATCTCCTCCATCAAAGGCATATTCTACCTTAAGAGTAGGAGGGACTGAGGATGATATAGCTTGAGCCTTGATAGTAAGAACAACCCTACCAAAATATACTTCCTTCCCAGGCTGAGGACTCCACATAAACCATTCAATCTGCTGTGACGAATACTGTGCTGTACGGAAGCGGAAGTCAGTAGACCAATCAACAATAGTAGAGTCACTTTCCTTCGTGCCGTAGAACTGTGCTTCACTCTCACTCCAGTAGGAAATATTTACGTCCCAATCATGTCGAGTAACAGTCTGGTTATTAAGATTAAGGATAAGTCCTAGTGTATTCCCCCCAGAGGCAGTCCCCATGTTTATATATACACAGTTAGAGAGGGGATCAAAAGTCATGTCGGGTCCAGATAGACCTGCGGCTGTAGATATAGTATCTAGGATTGCCTGGACGTTCTTACCCAAGTTTTGAATCTCCTCACCATCGAAGATAATAAGCTGCTTCTCGTTGTTGATAAATACAATGCCGTTATTCGTTGCAACGTGCGCGTACGTGCTAAAAATCCCCATATTAAAAGGAAGGCGATGTACGGTAATACCTGTAGCAACATCACCAGTAATACGATGGAATGATAATCTTCCGAAAATATAATTATCTCCATCCCAAAATACTCCTGCCTGTGCGTCGTCCCTACCACCTAGTAGGGGAATATCTAAGGCTAATCCAGAGGGATAGGCTTCCCAATTTGGAAGCGCAGTTACAGGGTCAATCTTAGAAGCCCATACAGTAACACCATCACTACCATCAAGTAGATAGACCCTAGACGAGTCCGCCCAAACGTGCTGAATGTTAGATACAGGTGCTGTCTGATCTTCCTCCACCTGAATACCTAGAGCAGTATCAGCAATGTTGTCAGTGTAGGTAGTAGTAGAATTATCCGCTATCGTCGTAAGTAAAAGATAAAGGGCTCCTCCAGCGGTAGTACGGTAGACCTTACGAGAAGATGTACCAGTAGGACCAGCGAGAATATCGCTTAGGTCAATCTTCTTGCTCGTAACACTAGCTAATGCGCTACTTACAGCACTAGGATCACTCTCATGTCCTTGGTCGTTTACATTAGTGTACTTGTAGAGATAGACTCCAGTTAAAACACCAGCAGCTCCTTCTGCGGAGGTTAGCTTAGCAGTAGGAGCAATTAATCCTGCCTTTCGGGAGGTTCTATTTTCGGGGTCGTACCAGTGAAGGGAGTCTGTACTTGTACCAATAAGGAATCGAGTCCTAAAGCGTACCCACGGTAGGCGAAGTTGAGTATCAGCAGCAGTAATAGCTGAGTCTACTTCAACCTCAGACCCACCTCGATTGATATAGCGTAAAGACTTACCGTTTACATATATGATGTCGTCCCGAGTGGATGACACATAATCAGCAACCATCTTGTTATTAGTAGCGTTATCAAGAGTCTGATCGCTAATATCCTTGAGTCCTTCAAGAAGGTGAATCGCATCTTGCCTAATTCTCCAGTTATTGAAGGTAGTAGCTCTCCCAAAGGCTAATAGAGGATTGAAGGTCTTATGAGGTTTATATAGACCTTGAATAGGAGGCCAAATATCGACAGGCTGTAAAGGCATTAGATCACTGAGCCAGTATTACCCCATTTATGGGCGTTCTTCCATCTATTGTCACGGAGTAGCTTCTTAGTTACTAGAGGTTCCCAAAGTTCTTGCTCTCTCATATTTCGTAGAGATCTCTGGTAGATATTATTGAGTCTTCCTACTCCTCCTGCACTATTGACTTCTAGCATAGGCTCGATCTCAAGAGCTGCTCCTACAGCTAGGACACTATACTCGTAACGACGGGGGAAGCGAGCTGCCATAGTATCAAGATCGTCGGTCAGTGGAAGAAGATCTCTCTGGTAGTAAATCGTAACGCTCTTCGTAGCATTAGCGTTAGGAATAGGATCAAGCCAAATCTTTCCCTGCCACATTAAATAGCGTTTAGGCTTATCCCCTGAAGTTAGAAAGTATCCTGAGTTTATAGCGTCATGCAATGAGGGAATTTTGGTTAGGACTTGTGGTGTAGGAAGTGTTGAGGGTTTAGGATCAGTAGCAGCATCATAAATCAACGTCTCCTCAGCAATTAGCTCAAAACCAGATGAACCTGTCATAGTGTACTGCCAAGTGTCAGCAGTTAAACTAAAAGTAGTGGAGAAGTCATGAAATTTGAACCTCCCCATAACATTGATCTGCTCGATTACTCGATTAATAGCAGCGTCAATATCCTCCTTAGGGAAGCCATCAGATCTTATGATCCGGCGCACTTCTCTACGAATTTCTACTCTGGTTCGATTTACAAGTGCCATTAGCTAACAGCAGAGGCAGTTTCTTTATCAGTTCTTACTACTGGATACCTTCTATCCTTATAGGTAAGAGTAAGGTACTCAATGATTTGGGGATTATCAGTTTCGAAGCAGCCATTCTCAAAATTAACAGTTATTCCCTCTGTCTGTAGGGTCATTTCCCCACCAGGAGTCTGGCTTTTAATCCACTTCTTAGAATCTACTACGATAGTTAGTCCCCTAGCGTTTGGGGAGAAGAAACGAACCTTATCACTATTAGTAGGTGGTAGTCCTTCTACAAGGCCCGTAGTAAGCTGAAGGGCTAGTTTAGCCTCAGGACCATTCGGCCACATCTTGAGGTATCGTTCTGGGGTTACTTTTTTAGTCCACCCTTCTACTCTTGGTTTTCCCAAATGTTCGTGTCCTTCTGTATTAAACATAGTTTCCTCCTATATAGTAGAGGGGATGGATTCAACCCCATCCCCCCTTGTTAGTAACTCCCGTAGGAATTACGCAGCAAAGCCCGTAACACCCTTTAAGATGCCGTGGGTTCTTTCCTGTTGAAGCATGAGGCCAGCATGAGTACGATACTCATCCCTATGAACCTCTTCCTGCTTCTGCTGGATATCGGTATGCAACTTCGTATCCAAGTTCTGTAGGAACCTATACTTGAGGTTTTCAGGATCAAGTACAAATCCATACTGCTTGAACTCTTTGAAGTCTTCCAATAGCCAGTGGCGAGTGATATTCAGATCACCATGCCCGCTCCGGTACTTAGTTACACGCACGCCAAAAGTTTTGACGTTTTCAGTTACCTGAAGTGCGTTCTTCGCCCAGAAATTGATCGCGGAGATCAATATCGGGGAGCAGAGAAACCATTTCTCGGGAGCTGAGACAGTAGGATGATACTGGAATACAGATCGCATAAACTCTTCAAAGGTTCCTTCTGTAACGACCCCACCAGCGTCTGTCACGTTGGTTGTGATCCAGCTCAAGAGCCCTTCGGTTCCCCGACGGGTCTGTGCTCCAGAAGTATCTTCAAAGCCGTCACCGAACAGAAAAGCCTGCTCGATCTGACGTTTGTGCTCCATTGCCTTCTTCATCCGCTGGAAGGTTCTGTCGTCCCCTCCGTAAGAATCAGAGTTAGCCTGTGTCACCGTCAACTCAACGATATCACGGAAAATTTGGATATAGTTAACCTTGTTAACTTTACCCTGCCAAACAGAAGTAGGAGCGTTAGCTCCCTCTGCCATAGCAGTTCCTACAATAACGAATTCGTCTAAGATGAGATAGGCTGTGGCCGCAATGGAACCCATAGAACGGGTTACGGTCAGTGTATCCGTGGATATCGCAGTTACATGAAGAGACTCCCCAGTATTGGAGATTAGGATATCATCCACCTTAACTCGTACACCCTGTCCGGTAGTAAGTAAAAAGGACGTTGATCCTGATGCTTCCGCAGCCGCAATAGTGACTACGTTAGGAATCAACTCATCTTCAAACCACTCAAACTTAGGGTTCGTAGCTACCCGCTTGTTCTTCAAGCCGTTGATGAAGGCTAAAAGCGGTGCATCATCGGGTTGTAGAAGAGCAATACGATTCGCTACGTCACGAATTAAGGAGTCTTCAGTACCTACGGAATATTTTGTTCCGCGAATACCTGTTTGTGGTTCAGCCATTATTTACTCCTTAGCTTACCGTTCCACTCCAGCGTTGTAACGGTCCTTTGTTGATGTACTTAAGTCCAACACAGCGTCGAACTCGTCTCGCTCAGATGGTGTGGTCGTCACTGAACCTTTCTTGTTACCAAGACCACTTGCAGCAGCCTTAGCAGCAATGATACTTTGATCTCCACCAGTTTTAGCTGCCTCTATTGAAGCAGCATATCCCGAAGGATCTTCAGCTATCAGCCTTCCTAATGCATCCTCAAGTGCCGACCGAACCCGCGCCACTGGAGCGTTAGGTCCAAGATTAGTCAAGTGAGGGTTTGCATCTAGGATGCGCCCTAATTTTTCCTCGCCTTCTACACCTAATTCAGGATGATCCCTCATAAAAGCGTTGATGGCTGAGTCTCGCTTTGAAGCGGATAGCTCTCCACGGATAGGATCTAGTTCTGTCTTTGAGAGTCCCCCGAACATATACCTAAATACACCTTCGGGATCTTTTACAAATGCTTTCAGGAACTCCTCAGGATCAATTTTCTTTGGGGACTCACCCCGATCCCTTTGTACCTGACGAAGAAGAGGAAGTGCCTGTTGTATCTTATTCTGTAGTCGATACAGCTCAGTAGTCCTCGTAGTGAGGTCTTTCTGAAGCTGTGTAATCTGATCTGTCTTAGGATCACCTGCCCCCTCAGCAACTGGCTTCTCTACTAGAGGCTCAGTAGCTTCACGCTCAACTCCTGCTGTAGCGTACTCGGAGTCGAGGTCAGCTTCCCTTGCTTCTTCTATAGTATCAACCGAATCTGATACTTCTTCCGTTCCTGGTTCTTCCAAAATATCTTCTACCATACTACCTCCTAGTTTCGCACGTTTTTAGTGTAAATGTCTATCCCTTACCCTCTTGGGCGTTATAATATTCGATGGACTGCCTCACAGCATCAGGTAGGCTAAGTATCATATCTACTACCCAATTCACGCCTTGTGCCTTCGCCGTATGCATAGCAACATATTCAGCTCCCTTCTCGAAAGAGATTTGCTGCATATTTCTATGTTGCACTAGCCTAAGCTCCACCAAATAGTTCACTAAAGCCTTGTAGAGCCTCGGCTCCTCCAGCAGGGGCTCCAACGCCTCCGCCACCTCCTTGTGGAGCAACGGGGTTCGCACCTTCTTGTTGTCCTTCATTTCCTAATCCTCCTAATAGTTGTTGTTGAAGTAATGCAGCCTGTTCTGCTTGAAGTGCCTCTAGGTGCATCTGGATATGTGCCTCATAGCTCTCCTTCTTGTCGGGAGTAGCCTCTTGTTGTCCTCTCTGATGTATACCTAAGTGCAACTGGTGATTACCTATAAGATCAATACGCTGACCTTGTTCGAGGGCGATATTCTCTGCCTGCGCGATATTGATATCGTCAACCTCAGGGAGTTCATCCTTACGAATAAACATATCGTCAACATTCCGTATATCGTGAGAATCAAACACTTCCTTGAGGAATTTCTCCTGATCCACAATCTGTGGGAAGGTCTGCATAATTCCTAGGAGGTTGGTAAGAGCCTCACGACGTGATACCTGATCTAGCGGTATGGATGATCCTGGCTCCACGATGAATTCGCAATCGCAGAGGATTTCCTCGACATTAATATCCTTTAGTACATAGCCCTTCGGTCCTAGGACATGGATCTTCTTCTCATAGGGCATATAGAGCATGGAATAGGAATGAATCGCCTCGACTAGCCGACGGAGGGGACCACCCTCAAAGGTCGACAGCTTCAGTGCAAATCGAGCGTTAGCTTCACGTACGATGGTTGAGACCCCTGTAGCTGTATCAGCTAGTCGAGCCTGACTTTGTACTCCTACAATGAAGTCTGACACTCCTGAGACAAATTGCATCTCCTCCTTCGTACTGAGAATTTCTATAGCAGAGGAGGTAGAAATATCGGGAACGTCTAGGAACTTCACGCTTGTTTCAAGGTTATCTGTTAGGATTACGTTACCTGCGGTGAAGGTAAGATTATCGAAGTCAGTCTGAGCGAAGCGGTTGGCGAGAACTACTCTATTCACCAGAATGCTGATGTTATCGAGCCTCGCGTTACTCATAGCGTTTAACTTATCAGGTAATCCTCCTAAAGACTCCATTACAGAGACACCGATAGGTTCTGATACTAGAGGAGTAAGTTTTAGGTTGATAACTGACTTGATTTGTTGGGGGTTAGGATTATCTCCACTTCTTGCGTAGATCGTTCTATCGAGTAAGCAAGATAACCTATCGTTTTCCAGCATATATAGAAGTTCGTGCCTTCCATAGGAGTATTTAGTAGTTACCTTAGTGATTCCAATAAGTTCATCACGTTCTTTTCTACCTGCTCCGTCTTTCTCGAAGTTGGAGACACTTTTGTTTTCGTCAAGGTGGTCGAGGACTTCCTTATATAGTAGTCCCCCCGCTACCATAGATTTTAGGTCGTCATCTGACCTCCATTCCCGGAAAATGAACCAATCTCCCTCATCTACCTCTTCTACTCCAGGTTGGATGAAGCTATCATAACAATCTAGTACCCTAGCAGCGAAGTCGTCCCATACACGCTTCTGCACTTTTACTAACTTCTCTATTTTCTCTCCGTTTAACCCTGTCTTTACTTCTCTATCGAGAACTATTTTATCTTCAACTCTCCACCAATAGTAAAGAAGGGACCAACCGTACATACCATGCTGTCGCTGCCACATTATATTTGTGTGGATAAATTCCATCCTATCGAGGGAATAGTAGATGAGATCCTGGATAGAGGTTGCCTCGGTACGATTACTAGGATTTCGTGGGAAGGCTCTAACTTTAGGAAGTCTTCCTGCAAGGCGGGGAAGTTCAGATTCTAAAATAGCCCAAGGGTAGGGAATGTAGAGATTTGAGCGTCCTGATATCTCATCACCGAAATCGTCGGTAATATTTTCTGCGATAGAGCGGTATCGCTTGTAGTTGGTAATCATGGAGGGATAGAGTTGCTCCATGTAGTCTTTAGAAGCTTTGAAGCGAGCTAGGAACTCGTCCTTTGAGTCTTCTTTCTCTTTATCAGTAAGGGTTTCGTCTAGGAGGACGAATTGATTAGGATCTGTCTCGGGAGTTTCATCTTCCTCGACTCCAACTGCTATATCATCTTCATGTAGAGGCATTATTTAAATAATATCCTAATGTAGTAGTATATAAACCACTTCACTATTAAGTATAGCCCGAATAAAGCACCTAGAACCACACCAATGTTGAAAATCCATCCTTTGGTGGGTAAAACTATCTCAAATATTAGTAGCCTATATTCTTCCATCCTATAACTCTTTTCGGGAGTTTAAGAGCGTTTGGGTCGATCCCCCCTGCACCTTCAGGGACAAGGGACATAATATAAGAAAGACTATCGGTAATATCCCAAGTCCTTGCAGAGGGAAGGGTATAGAGCTCATCTAGTAAATCCTTTAGATCCTTATTGATCTTGATAGTACGGAATGAAAATAATGGAAGGAGTCTCTTAATACGAAGTTCCTTCGTGAAGGCTTTATTGCCTCCAGGGGCTCTTACATCGGAAGGTTTCATATCCTTGAACTCGAATAGATGACCCTGGTTTATCATTTCTTGTCGAAGTGAATATCCCAGAGCCTTGCGAGTGTTTTGTTCGATTCCAAACGCAGCCATGTTTGGATACCGTTTATGTACGTCGATACATAGGTCGCAAAAACCAGGAGTCTCGACTTTAGTTCTAATGGCGTAATCCACATACCATGTCGCAGGGGAGGTACTGAAATCGACGCCCACCACTGTCGCAGCGGTATATGAGGATCGTTGCGCGAGTGACTCTGCTGGATCAACCGCAGCATACCAGACGAGCCCTGGTCGGATTTCCTCGACATATTCTTTGTCATTTGGGTCGAAGAGGGCAGCTTTAACGTCAGCTTGTGGGAACCAGCAGGCGGAGGGGTCGACAGGGTTATTGAGGTACTGACAGGCAAACTCATAACGATCTTTCTGCCTAAGAAGTTCCTCCACGAAACGGTCATCAAATCTTGCGGGGAAGATGTATTCTCCATTTTCCTTTACCTCCTTTAAGGTTACATCGAAATCGCAAGTACACTTATTGGATATATGCTTAAAGTCGTTCTCTAAACACCTAGGATCTACAAAGGACTCCATGATCCACCCACTTATATCAAGGGGATGCCAGCGGGTTCCGATGACCCAAAGTTCACCATCGTTTTCAAGGAGATCTAAGGAGTCCTTGTAGTGAGTGATAACCTTTTCAATCTGCTCTATATTTGCTACGTTATCACGATTCATTAAGTCGTCATGTACTATAAGATCATAGTGTTGGGAAGTGTGAGACTCTCCAACGCCCGAAGCTGAGAAAGTAGGCTCTCTGAGAGAGTGATTGCTTCTTGATTGAAGAGTGAGCTCTGCGGCGTTGTTTTTGTATTGTTTATTATTAGGACCTGGGACGAGTTCTCCGAAGATAGCACGAAAACGCTCAGTTTGTAAATGTCCTCTAATAGAAGCAAGGAATCTCTTGGAGTTATCTGATACGGCGGTGTTGAGTTGAATTCTAATATCTGGATTAATGAGCGCACGACGTATGGTTTCGCCTTCAGTAAAGACCGAAGATTTAAGGTGTTTCCTGGGCCAGAGAATAAGTTTCTTACGTTTTCCAGTATTGACAAAGTTTAGGCCCTCCTTATGCATGGGGGCTACTAGATCTCTCCATTGTGGAGGGCAGATCATCTCCATATAGAAGAGGTAGGGATCAGAGAGAAGCCGAGCGATAACTTTTCTCCTTTGCAGCTCTAAGACAGCCGCTTCTTTCACCTCTTTGGGATCTACCCCCCTCTCTTGTAATTCTTCAAGGATCGTCATTTATCCTCCTTATTGAGTTTGCTCTACTTCAAATAGAATGACAGGACTGAAGATTTTATCTCCTGAGCTAGGTACACCCTCAACTGTAGCTTGTGCTTTGTAAGTTCCTACTTGATCGTGATAAGCCGCCTCCGTCTCGTAGGAAACCTGCCCCGTAGCGGTGTCATCTACAGTGATATCTGCTACGGCTACGCGAGTGACACTATAAGAGGTAGTATCCGGTTTAACAACCTTGATAGTGATCTCAGTATTCCCTGTGAGGTCGATTCCTAGATCTAACCTCATCTTTCGTCCTACTTCATCCTTGAAATATGGCATTATTCGCCTTTATGTGTAAAGACTCCTATAGCGTTGTAGACCTTCACTACTCCTGAGATTACTTCTATCACACCCTCAGTAAATTCAGATAGGTTCTCCGGCTCTAAATCATCGAAAACCTGAGGAGCGATTAACTTTAGAATAGCTATTGCCTGCTCTAGTTTCTCTGGTCCCTTTGATGTAGGAAATAGTGTCTCCACTCCTGCTACAACGACAGGAATGAATTTCGTAACAACTGCTAAACTACCTAGTACACTTAAAATACCCATAACTTCCTCCTAATAAAAGATTGCTCTCGTTGAATCCTTCAATGCTGCCGAAAGCAAATAAGCTTTTGCATTAAAGTCGTATCGAAACCCGATACGAAAGTGTATATTCTTTCTCACCTTATATTTCGTCAATTTACTAAAAGGTACTGGAAAATTAATAGCCAAGTAAGGAGGAATAATACCCACAAGTATAGATACAGGTTCATAAGTACTTTCCCAAGATAGAAACCTTTGTATAGGACATATTAGCCAATGTAATAGTCTATCATCTCCACCTTCATGGATGCATCCTGTATGTTTTACCATTACCTATCACCTCTAAGAGTAGGGGAGGGGTCCATTTGGCCCTGAAGGTTCACTTCAGTAGGAGGAGTATCCCCTGAGAGGCTAAGGGATGGTTGCCTTATGGACCCATACAACATTTCATCTTCTCTTCCTAGAGCACTCTGGAAGTGTTGGAAGAAAAATCCTATACACACAATCTGAGGAAACGACCCAACATAAGTTCCATTGCCAAACCCTACACTGGTGATAAACTTTGGTTTAACAGCCATTATGTAGCCTCTGTGATACTTGTAGGCTCTGTAGCACTATCAAGAGTGCTAGTTTTCGCTGTGGTAGATCCATCTAGCTTCTTGAGTGTCTTAGTAGTTCC